GATACATCGCACTCTGAAATTGGGTCTATTCAAGAAGAATCACCAGAATCCATGGATTTCAATCCTATGACACTCAGGTCCCAGGGATCATGTTATAATGAAGCCATAGAAGAATATTTAAACAATAGTAACACAGGATCATTTCATGTCACTTTCTATACCGAGAATGATTCAAGAAACCACGTCACATATATTAATGAAGACCCTGCATTAAGCTTATCGCTAATGCCTATTCCTGAGCCACTTTTCGATCCCGAGACGCCAACGAAACATAGTTACCTATCATTCGTTCAATTACAATCGTTGTCATCAAAGGTTTCATTCTACACTACAAAAATCCTAAATGAAGTTACATGTGGTGCTTTTGACACAATCTACAACAAAATGGCGAACTCATTAACAAATTTTGACCATCTAAACCGGGATTATTACGGAGTGACGATAAGGATGTTCAACGATAAAGTCAATCCACATGCTGTACCAACGGCTAGTCATAATGAGTGTTCACTACGATTTTCGCAATATCTAAAGGTTTGGGATGGACACCGTGATTTATTCATGAAAGAAAATTTTCAGAAACAATGGCATGAAAAATCATCATTTATCACATTTGATAATGGACTTGGGGATAGAGCCAAAGATTGGTATGAAATTCGTCAAGATCCCTTTGTCAAATCTTTTGGACTATGTCACCAAATGTTGAGTATCGCTTTAGATGCCCCGCTAAGTCATGAACACTATCCTCTTGGCATAAGCATACATCGTCTCCTAATGCCTTATAGCCGCTCGGTAATGGCCGACCTAACTTATGTCGTGTATTCTCAGTCATTCAAAAACATGATTCACATTCTTAAATTGACTAGGAAACCTAACGAAGTTAGACCCCATTTAATTCAGGGTGAACACATCATTGATCTCGGTACTTTTATAAGATCAGTATTGAATCGTCAAAGCGGTTTCATGTATATTGGGGAGGCTGGTAGAGGCACCACAACAACTAAGCAAGTCCGGAAAATGACATGTCAAGAAGACATAGACAAATTGATCATAGAGGGTGACATTCCTAGTTACGGACTTCTGACAATTTCCTATCATCCAAGCCTAAAACCATGCCCCAACAATCATATATCATTGACTAATCATAAATCACATCACCCTTCGTTTATCAAAAAGACGGTTACCGTTAGGCAATACCTCAGACATTATCAAAAGTTAGTGTTTTACGCCGACTTCGCGGACCCAAACCAAAATATATTGGCGGGGACCAATATTGACGAAACCGCTGGCTCAACTAATGTCCCTCCTAGATCAGTGATTAACCAAATTGACCAAAACGTTATTCAACTATTCAATAGGGAATTCGTTCGACAGCACCACGGTGTTGCCGTGCCCGTTCCTACAGCCCAGATGATGCAACAATGGAGGGCTAATTTATTGACTAGATTGGCTGATAATGGATCTAGCTCGGGAGAAATATTTCAATCAAGGGTTTCAATACACTTAGCTGGGGTAAACACTATACTCAAAGAACAGTCAATTATTAATAGAATCTTACCGTTTTGCACTCTCCATCAGTATTCACTATACTGGGCCGATCTAATATTCAAAATTGGAGTAGACCGTGCCACACCTTGGCAATGGGGTTTAAATCATGGTCTCGGAGTTGATGTTATTGGTTGGGGTTTCGATGCGTGGCAAGGAGTCAAAGATCAATTATTACAAAATCATCTTCGTGGTTTACTTGAAGCTGCATCTGCTCATGCTCTAGATAATTCAACCAGAATCCGGGCTCCAACACTGTTGGGATATGGACCAGATTTTGTGCCAGGTACAGCTAATTACAATCGGTTAGCCGCAATTGCAATGGGACAGCCGGCACAGCAACAAGGTGGTCAACGCAGACAGCGTTTACGACCTAGAAGAGATAACCCTGACGCCAGAACAACAATAATACCAAACTTTGCTGAAGCTTATCGCTCAGCCAACAGGGATTTAATAAACAGTAAAAAACAATGCAAGAATGCTCGGAAGCAGGGATTTTGTTATGAGGTTTGCAGGTTTTTACACCATCTATCCCCACAACAATTTTCTCACTTTTATTATTATCTCGATTTCACTGATCCAACCAATAAGCTTGGTAAAAACCATGTATCTCCCTACAAATTCAAAGCCGCAAAACGTGTTCCATTCTCAGAAATTCAGAGGTTAGCCGTTAAACATATATTTAACGGAATAGGGGGTATAACGACAGATGAGCAATTGACCCAGTTCACGAAAGATGAAATCCAAGCCATGTGGATGGCTAAGACTATGGAAAGGACAATGTCTGAGACCACAACTGCTATTGCCAGTAGTCATAATTCACCAACTGGTTCTCCGATGTTATTCCCTATCCCTGAGTTAGACATCACGCAAGTTGAGAATACACCAGTAACCCGGTCCGTTGCAGAATTATCCGAATTATGGGTATACGATGAAATCGTTGATAGAGCTATAGCAATGGATATAGAACAACAATCTTGTCAAAGGCAATTATTCTGTCGCCCTGATCATAATTTGGAATACGTTTATGTAGCACTCGCCACAAATGGTGATCGATTGGCCAAATACAATTGTGTGTCTGACGTTATGTTCCCCATGGTGATTGATGGGTATTCAGTTCTCCACATATCCATTGATCATTACAAGGAGTTAGTTCAATTCGGATTCGTTATCCGATGCAGCGAACCTTGCAAGATTTGTGGGGTCAAGGACTGTGTCCATAAACATGTTTGCAATAAAATTGGTAAAATTAAAGGAGATAATGACAAAGACACGAAGAAGAAGCAACAAGCGGCGAGAGCCTTTAAGGCTGAACAAGAAAAAAAACAAAGTACGAATGAGGGAAGGAAACCCAAATCTACTTGCAATCATGAACATGTTCCTGCTTGTGAGGATCATTATGCCGAAGCTAATCCAGATCATGCACAGCATCTGAATAGGAGGATGCTACGGGATTTAGAATCCTTAGAAGCCGAATATTCAGAGATTGGTGAAGAAGAATTTCTCAGCTCTAATACCACTATAACTGATGATCCTTCCCCTAATAAGTGCCTTCCTTTCCTTGAAACTAATGATTCAGATTCTGGTTTGGATGAACTTAGTTTGACAACCAAGAAGAAAAAGTTGTATGGGCGGGAAAGGCTCAGAATGGTTCGGGGTGAGAGCAAAATGATCAATCAAATTGAAATCCAACAGTCTCGGTTTAAGTATTCCGATCCCTCGCAATCAGCCAATAATTTTAGACACAGAAGTCGGATCAACAGAATCAGAGACATAAGAACCGTACCAGGTTCATCTCATCTAAGGGACAAACTATATAACGTGAATTATAGCGAAAACACTTTGTCATTAGGTGTAGGGGAAAATGAAATCAAATCAGGTACACCATCTGAAAAACCCCTAGCTAAGGCGCCGAAAATTGCATTTGCAACAGGAGAAAAGAAAATTAAATATAAACTCCTAGGGCCTATAATTGAATTAAATGATACTCAAAATAATTTGAACTCATATCGACGTATCGTCGATGATTCCTCATTTGACCTAGACCAGCCTGGTCACCCCGTTACATTAATAATAAAAGACAACAATCATTCTAAAATGATTCCAGGGCACCTCCTAAGTTGCACCAAAGCGACTTGTTCTGGGATGTGCCCAATCTTTGTTAATAAAGCACTTGAGGAGGAGAGGGTTAGATCCAATCCAAACAAAGAAGGAAAGAGCTCAAAGGTCATTATTAACATGACTTCAAGCGAAACCACTCCGTCAGGGAGTGCAGGGGAAAAGAAAATTAAATCAGGCACTACATCTGACCAACCCCTAGCTACTGGTTCAAAAACCGTTAAGTCGGCAGGAGAAAAGAAAATTAAAACTACACTCCTAGAACCTAATAATAAGTCACACCCCAAACGAACCCACGAAATTGGTAGCCCGGATAATTACATTAGGTGTCCTTGCGGAACCAAAGAAATTAAATGGCATAAATATATTGACCCAACTGATCGCAGTCAATTGTGCACCAAATGTTCAGATTGTTATCATTGTAGACGTCACCTAAGCAAGAAACTTCAATTTGCAGAGGGCCGTCTATGCGTCGAATGTTTTGCCAAAGGTTTTAGGTTTCAACTCGTAGTTAATTCAATCGAAAAATCCCAATTTGAAGAGGTTTCGGCCTCCAGTTCCCTAATCCCTGAAGAAGGGCCTAAGGAGCTTTCTCCCCGGGATTTTAAGATTGATGAAACTATGGTAGTTAAGCCTAATTCCAGCGGTGAACCATTTAATGGGGTGACGACTAAATCTGACGATCATAATAATGCCAATAACAAAGAAATTGAAATTAATAACCGGGTTAGCTTATCGCAACCTATACAAGATATTACAACAATAGACGAATCAAAATCAGAAGAAGAGCTTTGTATGTCAATCATGGAAGCATTAGACGGCTGTCAGACTCAAGGGACGTGTTTCAACAAAGCTGTTGATGACTATTTACGCACAAGGCGCGAAGATTGGGTCATATCCATAGATAGTAGAGCCGAACCGGATTACCACATCCACTTGAGTGACGTCAGATGGGGAGTTAAATCAGTGTACGAAGGGGAGTTTATCAGTTGCATTAAACATATAGGGCAAAATGACATCATTACAAATTCACCCAGTTTAACATGCTACCAGGCCGGGCATAATGTGATCTATTCCCTGGATGGTGCGATCATACAAAACATGGGTGAAGGGTGGGATGCTCCAAATCATGTCCGAAGACTTCAGCCAGTTTGCCAAGCTATAAACCAAAAATTTTCTGAAATGGACAATTCCAGACCAGATCAGGCCACATGTAGAAAGTTTTGCAATCATGTCCATGCCAATTTTTCAAATCAGAATGAATGTAGACGAGTCTGCAATCACCAAGCAGCTGATTTCACCATTAGCGAATATCTTGCGCGGAAAAATTGTAGTCATCTCCATTCAGACTTATCTAGTCCAACTGAGTGTAAAAGAACATGCAAACATGAGGTCACTGATTTCACTATCTCTAAGGAACTAGCCAGAAAGAAATGTAGTCATGAGCACAAAGATCTTTCCTATCCGGCCATCTGTAGGACAACCTGTAAACATGAGGTCACAGATTTTATTATCCCTGAGTCATTAGCCCGAAAAAAATGCGATCATGCACATAATGACTTCAAATCTCAAAAAGACTGTAGCTTAACATGTGGACATAAACAAGAGGATTTTCTCAAATCAGAGTTTTGGCAAGATCTTGCTGTCTCATGTGGTCTTGAATCCACTATACCAAACACCATCACCACTAAAGATCTCTTCGAGACAAAAGTCAAAACTATGAAATCTGCCGTTTTAACTTTCGATTATCGTGATTTCGTTCGGGCATTAGCAATTAAAGAAGGAAATGCACCTATGGTTACTAACGACAGGTCCACAGCAATCAAAGAGATCAATAATAATCTGATATCAGATGAGGGGGAAGATGAGGCTAATGACAAAATTGCCACTGCATCCAGGCCTGAAATTGCATTTGTAGATCGTGTCCAGAATTACACAACAACTAATTATAGTGTAACCACCTTTGAACATCAGAGTAATACTGTTACTTCTGTTAAGAAAATCATCGATTTTCTTACCCAACTCTGGGGTGGAACCTTGGATGTTTCTAAGCATCCCGATTTCCCTTCTGAGACCCAAAATGAGCTCATTGATTTTTCCCATCAGTTACCACCAATAGTCGACACAATAATTATGAAATTCTTTGCTGCTCAGCCATTTTCGACCAACGAGAAGACCATCCACCTAGTACCTGATTTCTTGTTGTTCACTTATAAGCTCGACAAAGAATCCGAGGTTGCTAAGATGATTAAGAGGTCTCAGCTTTTTGTTTTAATAGTATTACTAATGACATTGCCTGGAAAAAGATTCAAAACACACGGTGCGGACGCATGTAACATCATATCAACATTTAATGAAATGGCATCCCTAATCCGCCCCAAAAAGGTGCAAAACCACCCTAATTATTTACAGGTCAACATTCGCACTCAGCATATGGATAGATTTTTGTGCTCAAAGTCCATGTCCCACAAAGATTACATCATGACGACAGGGGGTGAACTGACATGCCCAGCAGGTCTAACCTTAGTCAACCAATCGGCTGCAGGTGTGATATTGGACTCAGGTTGTGTTGCCATGTGCCCAGACTGTCATGCCTATTTAACGATAACAGTTGCCCAGGATGCATTTTGTCCTAGAGGTTGTGAATTAAAACATTCAGCAAAAAAATATAGGTCTGATATACCACTGCTCAAAGGGACTTTCCCAGATTGGTTCAAAAGATCTAAAAAACACTATCTCCGGCAAGAGAAAGTTATCACGCCTTTCCGTTCAGGAAATCATACCGACACCATCAGGCAGTCTTTCTGTTATCATTCCCATGATGATTTTATTGACGATGACCGGACCTCGTGCATACAACAAACTGAACACAATGACCTTCACTCTTCATGCCCATATAACAACTTACTCAGATTAGATTATCTAGGGACCGAGGATGACATCACTAATCCGGAGAATGGATTTCTAATCTGTCCTGAATGTTACTCAATCAAGGGTTTTAATGCAAGTGGCCCCCATAATGAATTGCCCCCTATAGACAAACAATGTAGGAATGGTCATGATTTTACAACAGGAGATCATGAATACCGGGCAGACGCACCCGAATTACGCAATGGAACTAAATGGACTGCCGTACAGAAGAGCATTGGAGAAAATCATATTTACGTTGCTAGAAAATATGATGACAAGTCGTCATGGTTCATGTCATTACCAGATCTAACTCATGTAAAACGCGAGGACGTTATTGACTTTACATCCACACATGACTCTCAACTATGTGCTCATCATAACATTTCGCGTAAATTACGGTACGCAGCAACGCAAGATGAAGATGGACACTGCTACTTGAACATCTTTCGAGATAACAAGGTATTCAAGTATATCTTAGAACAATCACAAAGTTGCTCATTAGACATCAATGCCTCATTTGAGGACTGGTGTACAGAGAACCATTTTCATTGATGCCCAGTCACTTTGGTGACTATATCTTCGCATTCCATCATATGGATGCAAATGATATGGCTAAAGGTTCTCTAAGTGATTTGCTCACCTCTAAGATAATCAACGATCCTAATTACATTACCATCATCATTGAATCAAGCGTATTGGGGTACCCTTATCACCATAATAATGGCATTGACAAATTCGCTGATCTGGAGACGGTATCAAACTTACTGGATCTAATCAGAGATATAATCATGAATTCCCAAAGATGTTTTAGGCTTATACTCTCATCACTCGTCCCACTCCTAGACCATAATTCAATGCCATCAATACCAATTGCGTTTTATAGTGCACATCATCTTACTCCATTTGTCACTTATGAGCACAACTTACACCAAACACTAAATAAAGCGTTGACGTACACTGATAAATCATACATTTTCAAATCATTCAATCACAACGACATGTCATTAGCTTATCGCAATGACGCACTATCAAAACCTAGACACTATCCTTTACATCATCTAGAACAAATCGGAGATTACATAAACATTACACCAACGGATTTCAGAGATCGTACAACCCCTTCAGGCAATAAAGATATATCTTGGTTATATAGATCAGCCGAAAAAGCGAATCGACATAGTATATTTAATCCAACAGGTAAATATGGCATGCATTCAGGGACAATAAATCACATTTGGAATAATGCTAGTCCATCACTCCCATTATTGTATCAACAGGCAATTCAATATACTACACAAATAATGGAAGATATGTCATCTAGAATTTCACCATCAGGCATACTCTACTCACTTGGTATAACAGGTAGTCGTCTTGAAGAATTTAAGGGCTTGTTGAATCAACCTTTACAGCCCGAAGGCTATTTGATTTATTCCGATTTAGTGACTGACCTAAGTGAGATGGAAATAACATTGAGATCCAGAAACATAGCCTATGGTATCATTCGTTTGCCGTTGTCTCACTATCGCCAAACAATGTATGTGAGGATGATACCTCATTTTATGCCTAAGTTAGGGTCAAATTTTGTAGTGGTCGTCAATGCCCGTTTCACCCCTGAGGCTGCTTTAAGGATGACTCCAATGATTACATCAATGTTCAATTGTCGTCCATTCTCAATAAATTTTTGTCATGATTCACCCGTGCTAAATGGCTTCACGTGCGCAAAAATCGGATCTCTAAATAAATATGTTAACCAATTTGCAAATCTAACTTCCATGGACACTTGCTATGGTCCTGATGAATACTTTTATTATAAAATACCTGATTTTGTATCGGTTCAATGGACATATAATTTAGAATCAAAAGTTTTCACAGATTGGCATTTTGTAGAAGAGAAGTTGGTAGGAAGAAAGTTTCATGAACACCACAAAAAAATTTCGTTTTACTGGTATCAGGGAGATCATTCGAAGTCCATTATAGAGTTTGATCTCACCGGTCCTTCCATAAAACAGATCCTGATCGACGATGTGCCTGTATACACACCCAACCAGATATATGAACCTGAAAATTATGGTGATCTTGCTGACTGTCAATCAATCAGCATCCCTATTCAAGATCATGCTACAATATCTGAGTATTATCAATATATCGGGCCATTGAATAAACAGCTACCCACTAAGTCAATTGGAAGAGACGGAAAAATTCATGGACTTCTGCCTTCAGATTTACTAGTTGAAGCTTTCACTTATCCATTAGCCAACTTCATCAGTTATCTTCATGAATTGGGGGAAAGATGCAGGGGTTCAACCTTCGGTGTGTACGCGCTCGACGTTGGGATTATAGATCGTCCTTTATTAGATTGGGAAGAAAACCATCTGGTCTTGTCCACTAAACCATATCCATCATCTGACAATTATGTATTCCCTACTTATTCTGGCCGCCATATGGCATGCATGCGTGTCATAGCAATGATGATATTAACAGAATATGACATAAAATGCTATATCAGAAGTGGTCGACCGGGAATACACGTTCTAGCCATTGAGAAGAAACAAAGAGAAAATCAAATGGCTGACGCTACTTTAATGGATAATGAAGATTATGGGTGTGTTTCATACTCCTTATGGGGTCACCCAGGCCCTTTTCTAGACGGAGCAATCTTCTCAAGTTGTAATAGATCTAACTTGCCATATATACAACAATGCTTCCATGATTATGGCCACTTATATGGACCAGACGAATCCATTGCCGCCCTATATTGGCCAGAGACCTATACATATTACACCGAGAATAATTTAGTGTACACTGGTAGTAATATAACTGGCTTAAAGGAAAAATTCCGCAAAAAGGAAGTTTTGGACTTTAGCTTTGACAGGGCTGGTTATAGGGTTACGGCACAGATGATCAACGAAACTGCGCTCTCTGGTTCTTTATACACCATCCTGGCATCAAAAATCCTCGGGACTAAGCACACAAGAGACGATGACCCTTATCATGATACTGAAAAATACTTGATGCCAACGAATAATGAAACTCCCCTTCAAACAACAAAACGCATTGTGAACTGTCGAAATATTGGGATTACCATTAACACAATAATTTTCTGGATTATAGGTTTCTTGGTTATGCTGACCCCACTAATCAGTGCGACCTTCAAAAGTGATGATATAATCACCAACAAGTCATCCATAGACAGTAAATCACCCACCACTATAAACCCATTAGTGCATAATTATAACATCACCAATATTCATAGCTTATCGCATGAAAATCCAAACAACAATGAACAATCAAATTCATACAATATTCTGGCCATACTTTCGATTTTCCTAAATCTGCCTTGGTACACCGTACTCAAGGTCCTCATTCATAGACTCGGTGAAAATTACTATGCTTTATTATTCATATTTTTGCCAATCACCGTGTTGTTGAAACCTCTTTTCGGCGTGAGGATTAAAATGGACAGGATCGACTTCGATTGTTCGACAATTGACATAAACATAGACAAACCCATCAATGACAATGAAGTTGTGTTCTGCTGCCCAGGATCACATGGAGATCGAATACCATATTATTATTTGGCCAGATTTTTGAAGAAACATGGAGTAGATGTATCAGTACAAACTGGAATCAACCTAACCACGAAACAACTTGAATCCATATCATCAGGAAATGTTTTATGGTGGATCCCCCAGGTTATTCACGCTGTGTTTCCGCCCTTCCGGAATCACATATATAATCCATTCTTGTCGTCCTTTAACCAAACAAGGATATCGGTTGCTAATCCGCCATCGTTGCTCAAGAATAATAAGATTTTCACTGTCTTGCAACGGAAAGTAACCTCAATATTTCAAGTGGGGAATCTAGAGGGATGTAACCTATTGCGTAGCGCTAATGGTTTTACTCCACTACCTTTCAATCAGGATCACAACGGGAAAACTGAAACTGCTGTGGCAATGGGGTCAACAAAAGAATCTATTCCGTCACTTGGGGTTCAACTTACCAATTATGACCCTATGGAATTTATGAAATACGGAACGATTTATACACATGGTGGTAGTGGAACCTCACAAACAGCATTAGCATATGGAGCTAACGTTATAAGCCTAAGAAAAGATCTAGATAGAGATATCGGATCACTAAGCCCTTCTGATACCATTGACCCATCTCATGGTATGTATGCACTACTCTCTCACGCATGCCTTGTAAGTGGTAAACCTCAAGGATTGAACACCTTCTTGAAGGGCCTCCCAGTCACAGCAAAAACGTTTTTCCTGATGCGGCTTTTGAAGATCCTGAAAGCTTTAATATTGTGTTACATCTTATCAGGATTAGCACTCAAGTTATTCCCGATTATATTGGCAATTTTGAGCACATTAATAACCATATCACCGTACACTAACATTTTATTCCGACCTAAACCTGATATAATATTATTCCTATATTACTGGCCCATAGTCCTAGTCCCTTTCATGTGGATATGGTATCAGATTCTTTTCGGGTTAGTATGTTTCTGTTTCTATAGGTGCTCTAAACAGTTCATTGCAGACGCCTATACCATACAAAAAGCCGTAATAGAGTGGAAATTTGAATGGGCAATAACTTTTGAACGTATAGCAGATCAACCGTCGTGGTTTACAATACCTGTCCATACTGGCATCATGCATCTACCAACACTATCACATTGGGAAGGACAATTTACCTCAACAGAAATCAATCCTTTCAATAGAAACTTTATCTTTAAAAAATCTGATAATCCTATTACTCCTGAACGTTTTAAGTTTGTATTGCCATTTTTCCCAAAGTTCAATAGTGATAATCCAATTCCATTAGACTCAAAAGAAAAAAAATATTCACTCAATCATTCTTGTCACACCACAACCCTAGATGTTATTGATCACACTGTTATTCCAAAATTAACAATCTGGGTCTTCATTCTAGTAGGGATGAATGCAATGTTGATCGCGACAATCGTGAAGTGGTGGCAGAATCGATCTGAGGGGTTCCGATTCCCAATAGAATTCGACAAATCAATAACCTTCGGTAAACCTGACGAAAGTAAGAATAAGGATGATGGTATGGGGGACAACCCCGAGTCCAAAGATGAACAACCATCCTTAACTTACTGCTGCCGGAGGTTAACTTGCAACTGTCTAGAACAACTTAAGAAAATACAGAACATACGGGCCCAGGAAAACATTGATACTCAACCCATCTCATTAGACGAAATTCGCAGTCTTTTAATCAGTTCATGGGATATGTATTATAAGATCGTTGGCGATGAAATCTGGGAACAATTATCTGACGATGACATAAATCATGTCAACATGATGACATTACACGATCATTTGAAACAATATCATCAAGATGAAGAACCAACCGATTATTTTAAAATTCTCAATCAACATCGTCCATGGACAAGCAAACAGGATAAGTTATACGACGCAACATATAAAAATTGGATTCCTAAATCCGATGAAAGCCGACCTGACCGATCACCTGCTGCTATAGCCTATGATTTCATATATAAAACCTTAATCCCATACCGTACCGGTGGCTGGCTAAATGAGATAATAATTTGGCTTGAACAAAGAGGGTTTAAGATTCTAGCTTATGCGCATAACGTTTTAGCTTTCCTAGCTCGATTCGCTGCATTAGCCCTAAATCACTCTGCACCCGTATATTACAAAATTTTAGATTTTGTTGATTGGTATGTTGATGAAGTATTTCAGGAAGAATACAGGCAACGAATTAAAAGTGTTTGGGCTGCTACAACACTTGTCAAAACCCTGAACAGTTCGGAAAAAATGAGGTTAGAAGAAATCATAGCTTACTCAAACCCGTCCAAAAGAACCACTGCACCCGAAGATTACCAAAAGTTCTGTGATCATGTTGAGAAAGGCATGAATTTAGATGCTGACTTATTCGTTCGAGCCCAACGTAATATAAAATGGAAAAATCCCGTAATGTCCAACAACGAAGCTCAAATGCTTGGAATTACTGATTACGTTAACCCAGAATGGTATGAACAACGAATGAATGCAATCGTTGATTCTGGGGTCAAACAGGGTGCAGACATGGTGTATTTCACTGAGCTAAACACCGAACGAATAGCAAACGGAGTAGATCGCTACGGTACTAAATATGATCCTGTTTCGACTGGTGATCGTATTATGGCATGGCGCGTAATGAAAGCAATGCATGATTCAGATCCTAAATTATATGGTGGATGGGAACTAACAAGACCCGAAATCACAAAGTTCAATGTGCTGGATAATAATAAATTACCATATTCAGCTGGGTTACCGTTCCTTTCGCAGTTCAAGAAAAGAGCGGACATCGAGAAACTAGGTCTAAGCACATTCCTCAACACTAGTACTCGAGAAATACTTGCCTCAGGAGTATACCCAATACAGTGGTTTCAAGCATTCACCAAAAGCCAAATAGTTGATGCTAACAAAACTATTAACGAAGGCAAAAACGCACGATTGATTGTCGCGCAAGATATCATGTCCTCCTGGATTGATCATGTATTCTTATTACAACGGAACAAAAGGATAGCTCCTGAAGTATCTGGTGTCGGCCTCAAACTCAACCAATATATGGGGCAGATCTTCGAAAAATTAGATAAGAAGGCCCAGGAAAAGTTCTTACTAATAGAAGGGGATTGTTCACAATTTGATGCTTACACAGGACCATTTCAATATGCCTGTGCATATCCCCGAGCGTTCTTTGGTTTCAAACACAAGGGTTTAGATAAGGCTACTAGATTTGCATCATGGTGTTCGGCAAAATCACACATGTTAGAAGAATCCTATGTTGTGTCTATTACGTCCCATCCTGCAAACGGTATAACCGTTGTCCTACCCAATGAAAATAAAAAAACTTTGGAGAAGCTTATCGCTCTCTATCCATCAAAATTTTTAGATTTCCAATCGGTTAGAAGTCCTTCATATAATCCCGATGATCCTATATACCATGGTAAAATTTTATTAACAACGGATCAAACAGTCTATTCCTCAATGAGAGTTTGGCCCGGAAAACCAACAATCACAAAAGAATGGAAGCATTTGGCAACCGACTATCCTCATTTTGGCTTCATTCACCAATTAAACAATCTCACGAAATTGCAACGGAGTCAAAAGCCAATCTACTCTCAAATACCAATAGATGAGCATTTACTAAAACTCCATGACAATCTTGACGTCATCATGAATTTCCACCCCAAGAACCGAGGTGGTGGAACTGGCATGTCTGATACTAGTGTTTACAACACTGACATGTTCAAAGCCAGTATGATAGCAGCCTGGTGTAGATATCACGATTACACCAAGTCACCTGATCAGTTTTATGGTGAAAATTTTGTCCACAACACTGGTGACGATAATTGCTGGGCGGTCAAACTGTCAAAAAAAGATTATGACCCAGATAAAATGGCTGAATGTTTCCGGCACTATAGTCTTAGATTAGAGTCGAAGGTTATTAACGATATTGAAGATATCCAATATCTCGGAAACAAAGTTATGAGATCATACAAGGCACCATTCTGTGATGACTGGAGTTTATACCAACAATTATCATCTGACAATTACAAAAGATCGACAGGTATCACAAAAACCACACCACCACGGCCCAGACTATTAGTTTACAAAGACCTAGATCAAGTACAACTAAGAAGAACAGCACTCAGATACTATCAATCAAGCACCAGGAAATATGTACACACGCTCCTTAACGGTGCAATGGGTAGGGCTCTCTTAACACAGTGGAACAGAGACTTCTATGACACCCTAGCAACTGAATTTGTTACTGACCTACACACCCTCGCTCGGTCCTTTAGAGTGAAAGGGCAAGTTGCTGAAGTTCGACCCATAATGCTTAATAAAGAACCAACAGTTTTCAATGAGGTCAAGATCTTCCTACCCCCTAAGGCAGTCATAGCTCAAATGAATCCCCAGGCACAAGAATTTTGGAACATTGCTAGGACACTTAAGTTCCCATCGTATTATAATGTTCTCAGAATTCAATTGAACATTGACCTCAATGACACAAACAAATACGAAAAATTCTTGGCCAAGTTCAAAAAGGGAAAGATTTATGACGAGCCAATCCGAGAATTATTTGACATGGTTATTAGTCCAATTACAAGTTTGCCTAGGAAATTGTACAAAATGATCCCAAACTTGAATACGTTGTACCCAGAACCTAATTGGTACACTAGAAAGTATTACATCTGCAAAGCTATTGATCTACAATACGCAAGAGATGGGGCACCCATTCAAACTCTAGGTCAAATGCAATCAGCATTAATGACATCTCCCGCTGGAGCCATAATGGATGGCCAAGCATACATGCACAACCGTGACATGGGAATGTATGATAAAGAGTTTGAAGAGAAAGCACCAAATGGTGACCCTGCCTTCTATAAAGCAGCATGTCTATTATATACTTTCTATTATACGTTGTTTTATTATTTTGAGACTTTAATCATTCAAGTACCTTTAATTGGTTTGGCCTGGAGGGTACTTATATTTTTGCTCATTGACATTACAAAGGGATATTCTGTTCTAAATTTAGCCTATTGGCATGAAAACATGAGGAGTTCACCAATAATATCCTCAATGATGCCACGAGATCCCTATCGTTGGTTAAAAGCATTTGCATACTTCATGGTAGAAGCTACCCCAGATATAGTGATACATGCTGTGACAATCGTAGTGCCTCTCCTGCCGTATATTGCAAGACTCTCTGAAACACTGGCTAACTTTTTCCGTCATCAAATGCAAATCAAGGAAATAGACAGTGATCATAAAGACTTTGTGAATCCCTGGAATTATGTACAAGACCCGGATAACGATTTTTACAAAGCATTCCACGATTACTCAAAACAAACAGTGGTCACAGCAGAAACCGGGACAGGCAAATCAACACTACTGATACCAGCAATGATGACATCACTACCTTCTATTCCTTTCTTATTACCGACGCATCGTCGGTTAACTGATCATGATCATTCCGCACAAATCATTCATTGCATGCCTGACAACCTAAATCGAGAAAACTTTGGAAGCCCAAAGATGTGGGATATAGAAAAACCATGGACTCAAACCCTGGCCAAAACAATCACTTTCCAAAGACTAAAAAGGGATGTCAACAGAATCCCAGAAGCACAATTACTGGTAATGACATATGGCCATGCAATAACCAGGCTCCATGAATTCTCTCAACAAAGGCCAATTAGTGACTACTTATTCATATTCGATGAATTTCATCTTGAAAAACCTGATATGTTAGTATTATTTGAAGAGCTTATCGCCTTCACACCTAGACCAAAATTTTTGTTCCTCAGTGCCACCGTCACAATGAGTTCTCTAAACGATGTCAATTTACATCAATCACCAATCATGAAGAGATTTTGGAAAAATGTTTATTATCGGGATGATTCAAGCTCCACTGTCAACAATCTAGAGTGGGCTAGTTCTGAATTTCCCGACAAAGTTTCCCCAGAAAGAGCTGGGCAAATCATCATCAAAGAAACTACGTTCCCAGAAGTAGCTTCTGTCATGGATTCCTTATATACCATGAAATATCCAGCTCAGGAAGTATCGTCAAGAACTATTCACAGGCCTATTGACCCAACTCAAGTGATAGTTTCTACTGACGTGATTAGTACAGGACTGAATCTGCCAGGCAGATCAGTTCTGATTACTAATGGGGAGCGAATTGCTAGCATTAAGGGACAGACAATTAGAGAACCATCTGATAAAGCGACCGAAATTCAAACTGAAGGTCGTATTGGTAGATTCCAAAATGGTGACTTGTATATAGCTCCAATCAAGGCTGGATCCGGGAAGAAAAACCTGGAATATGGCAATATAGCAATGTACAGACACAAGAGACTTGCTAGACACCATAAATTGCCATGGGTGATCCCTTATTCTCAAGAATCAAAACCCAAGAATTCTATAATTCTTGAGAGATCTAACAAGGATTACCAAATTAACCATTTAGCCTTCGATTTCACCAATCTACCAATCAGTAAAAGTGAAGAAAATGCGGCTGCTCTTTATGTCGCAATGGAAATCTTATTGGATGATCCAAAAAAATATTACGCAGCAATGAAACTCTTTATAGAAAAAGACGCTGCCCCAGAACATTTACATAAATTGGTGGGTATTGCAAAGGAGTTCAAAATGAACCGACATCTTTCGCCATCAAATCTCAAAATATGGCTAGACAGTGCTTCCGTCCTCCACGTAAACGTGGATCCCAAGGACAAACTCAAAACACGCGCAAACCCTACACAACCATTAAGGCCGATACACGAACGATTCGACTGGTATTCGTCCATAAACAGTCGTAGACGGGTCAACACCGTCGATGGGGAACATATCAAGATCATGAATCCCCATCCTAATAGCAATCCCACTTTTATCATCACCAACGATGAACTAGTGGTCAGAGACATCGTTTGCCCTGTATGCTGGCAAATGAATGTTTTGCGAACAAAGACCTGCGTCCATAATCGCAAGGTCCATGATAATTGCATTCGAGTCCCTTCTGGCCACGAGAATGTAAAAAGCATACATTATATCCCCGACACAGTGTCCCTGTTGAAGGATTACGAGAATCGCAAAGCTGAAAAAATGTGGTGTCAAATTAATACCTGGTTGGTTACCAGGCTAATTGACAGACAACAGCTTACAGACGCGATCAAAATTCTAGTTGAAGAGAATGATCTCTCTTGCTCGCCCGACTACTACAAAATTGGTCTTGATGCACGCTTGGAGAAAATATCCAAACGGCAATATAAGATCATTAAAGGCGGACGCAGGGTCAACGAAATAGCGTTACCTGCAACGGAATTACCTCACTTGATTGCTTAGTTATAACTAAGTTCACTTGAGGGTCTCGTTACTACCAGCTAATGGTAAGCCCCAATCAACTCATGATTTTCCATCATGCCAAGGGTCGCGACTAACTCGGTTCGCGTTTACTACTAAGAGCAGTGCAAGACAGGACAGAGACGCGTCCTACCTTAGTAGACACCAAGGAACGTATGGAAAACACATATGTGAGAGGGTAATCCCATTTCTGGTTAGGAATCACAACAGTGATCACCAGATAACTTGTAGTAAAAAGACAAATTTTCCTGTAATGAAGTTAAGTCTATAAAATAACTTCAAGAGCCGGCCGGTAGGGTCACTATCCTACACGTGCAATAGATACGGTCTAATGTTAAAGATTAAACACTTGGTTATTACCAAGCATTAATCTAGAAACATACCGAAATCTATCTCGACCATAGTTTTACTCGTATAATTAGTAAACCATCGACCGATCATGGTTGATCACCTAAAAGTAGTTTTTGCCTATGCAATTGAGAGGAGCTCTTCACCTTGGA